GTAGATGCTCAATCAGCTGCGTTAGTTGAGATGAGTAAAATGTCCGTTATTTTTAGCGGGGTTAAGGATGGCGTTATTACTGCAAAAGACGCTTTAGAACAATATAATACTACATATGGTGAGACTTGGGGTATCGCAACGAATGTAAATGAAGCCGAAGATAGTTTCATAAAAAAATCTAATGCATATGTGCAAGCTATGGCTCTAAGAGCTATGGCAAATGAAAAATATGCTCAAGCACAAGAAGCGTTCAAAACAGGTGCATTAGCTAGAGGTGAAGACCAAACCTCATTTTTACAAAAGTTTGCAGCTGGATTAAGTGCATTAGATCAAGTTGGGATAATGACTTTTGACGCAGCCTCATTAAATAAATGGGCAAAATCATTTAGTAAAACATATGCTGATACGCAAAGTGTGTTAGTAAAAGATATCGAAAATGAATCCGCTAGTTCATTTGATAAACTTATGGCTCAAGGAAGAGAATTTGATAAGCAAGCTAATAAAAAACTAAAAGATGCTGGAATAAAACCAGTAGATATAAAAGATACAAAAACACCAAAAGGCCCTAAAGAAAAAGTATCAAAGTATGAAGAGGATTTAGCTAAAGAAAGATATAATTTCTATAAAGACAATTTATTTCAAGCCGAACATTATTTTAATCAATTAAATGATATTGAAAAGTCAAATGCATTAAAAGAGGCTGTAATTAACAAAGCTACAAATGAGGAGTTAACAAAAATAGAAGAAACATATGCACAAAAATCTATTAATTTTCACCAACAAATTGAAGATAAAAAATTTGCTATTAGACAAGCAAGTTTAAAAAGAGGAGAACAATTAACAGAGGCAGATCAAAAGGCAAAAAAGAAAGTATTAGATACAGAGTTTCAAAATGAAATGGATTCTATCCAAAATAAATTATCTGCACAATTAAAAGGCAATAGAAAGGAACCATTACAACAAGGGCAAAACTATAAAGAAGCAATTGCTGGTTATTTATTAATGTCTATGCAAGCTGGTAGAACGGCTGAACAGATAGAAAAATTACAAGATAAAATAAATGACTTAAATTCTTCAGCTGAAGGAACAGCTGCGGCATTTACACCAATAGCTGATATATTAAATAATTTAGCCACTAATACATTAGTTGAATTTGGTACACAAATTGGTAATTTATTATCTACTGGAGAATTTTCTCTTGATGGTTTTATAACTATGTTAGCAAATGCTATTATTGAAATTGGTAAGCATTTATTAATTGTTTCAGGTTTATTTGCAGCAGTAGATGCTTTATTTAAAAATCCTGCTACTTGGCCTGTAGCTATTGCTGTAGGTATCGCGGCTATTGCTGCTGGTACTGTATTAAAAAATTCAATATCCAAAAAGAACCCTGTATCAAAATTTGCTAATGGTGGTATTGTTAGTGGCCCTACAATGGGATTAATAGGTGAATACCCTGGTGCTAAATCAAACCCTGAGGTAGTTGCACCATTAGATAAGTTAAAAGATATGATAGGTGGAGGTGGTGGAACGTTTATGTTAAGAGGACAAGACTTACTTTTATCTGTAAATAGAGCACAAAAGGCATCTAATCTTAAAGGACAAAATATTAGTTTAGCATAATGGCATACGGATTAAGATATACTATTCCACAAAAATTAAGAGATGAAACAAATCTCATAGCAAAAATATATGAAGAAGGTTATACTGGTTCTTCGTATGAATATACTGCTACTTCAATAGTTATACAACCAAACTCTGCTGATGAGGATGCTTTAGCTTGTGTAATATCAACTCAATTAAATATAACTTTTATTGTTAGTACAGAAAGCGATTATAGCAATTTTCCAGATTTACTTAATTATAATGATACTAAATATTATGTTGAATTAACAATAGATAATGTAATAAAATGGAGAGGTTATTTATTTAATGATTATGTAAATCTAACATTTACAACAGGAATACAAGAAATTAATTTAACTTGTATTGATGGTTTATCATTTTTAAGATATAATATTTATAACCCTACTGAAAATAGCAATGGATTAATAAAGTTATTAGATTTAATTAATAATACTTTATATCTATTGCCTTCTTACACAAATACTTCTATGTATATGTGTTGTTCTTATTTTGCTACTGGTATGAATAATAGAAGTGCATCTACGGATAATGACCCATTTAATCAATCATATCAATATAGAAGAGATTTTATAGGGTTAGATTATTATACCATTTTACAAAATATAATGTTATCTTTTGGCTGTAGGTTATTTCAAGCAGAGGGAGATTGGTATGTATTGCCAATGAATGAAATGGCTTCAACTATATACTATTCTAAATATGTTATTACTTCTACTACACCAAGTTTTGACAGTAGTGGTACATTTAATAAATCAGTAAGTATTGAGCCATATTCTTCTACAAGTGTTCACTTTATAAATAATAGCCAAACAAAAATAGTTAGAAAAGGTTACCCTACAATAGAAAGTGTAGTTGATTTTACACCAGCTAATAATTATATACATAACGGAACTTTTAAATCCGTTGTATCTTCTCAAGCGGTTGGTTGGGATGTTGCAACAACAGGGTCTTCAACAGTTACATTAACTCAATTTGCAAGTGTTCAATTTAATAGATATAGTATATTTTATTTAAGTTCTGGTACTGCTTCAATTACAACTAATTCAGCATACTTGGCAAATATGTATGGAGGTAGTGCAACATTTTCTTTTGATTATCAAGCAGCAAATGTAAATCAACAAATACTTGTTATTATTACTATGACTATTGCTAGCACACTATATTATTTAACTAGCGATTTATATTGGAGAACTAGCTACGCAGTAATACCTAAAACATATACTGAAAATAATAGTTACCAAACGCAATCAGTAGAAATTCCATTAGGATTGTTGCTTTCACCTAATCCAAACTTAACATTTCAAGGAGCAATAACTATAAAGCTACAAGCTGATAGTACTCACGTTGGAGGATATGTTAGGAATGTTATTTTACAACAAAATGGTTATGAAATAAAAAATGCAACAATTACTAGAACTATTGGCAATGTAAACCAAACTGCAAAATCAATAGAATTATATTATGGCTTAAATTACCCATTAATAGGTCAATATGCAGTTTATAATAATGTTGGTCTTATAACAAATTCAAGTGGTACATTTTGGGCAAATTGGTATTTACAAGGTGCTATTGCTACTACATTTTATTCATTACCTTTTTTAATAATGAGACAATATTCAAATTTATTAAATAGAAATATAGCAACATTAGAAGGCGATTTAGGTAATTATAATAGTTCTGTTGGAATAATAGGATTAGATAAGGTTTATACAATAACAGATACATCTACAAATAGTTTAACATATAATGGTAAAAAGTTTATGGCTAATAGATTAACTATTAACCCATTTTTAGATGAAACTAATTCAATGCAATTTATAGAAGTTAGTAGTACAAATATAGCTTCAACTGAGACTATTGTGTATATTACTGACCAAGAACAAGAAACCCCTAAAAGATATTTTTAATATGGCATCAGCAATTAACGGAACTAATATAGTTTTATATGAATATGATAGCAATGCTATCTACTACTTTAATGGAGGTACTGCACAAGGTACTTTTGATAGTATTGTATGTAAAGAATTAAGCAGAAGCCAAGTAGGTGGAACATCGGTTACTTTCACTAAAACAGGAGCAGGAACAATAGCTTCGTTTATTACGGATGCTTTAGATCCTGGTGTAACTACGATACCAGCAGGAACTTGGACTTTTAGTGCTTATTATTCTATTTTAACTGCCTTTGCAGGTGCTCAGGTTCAGTATGAATTATATAAATATAATGGTAGTGTTGCTACCTTATTGTTTACATCGGCAGCAACGACCTTAACAGCCACATCTACGACCTTATATTCTACGGCAATGACAGTTACTCAAACAACTATAAGTGCCACAGATAGGCTTCTAATTAAGGTTATATATGCAGGTACAACAACCAATCAAATTACTCTTTATACTCAAGCTAGTAATTTAGCTCAAGTAACTACAACTATACCATTAGGAACCCCAATGGGAGCTTCTACAAGCTGCACATTTGAATCATCTACTGAACAAGTAGAAGTAACCTCACAGACATCAGCTTGGTTTAGAGAGTTTAAAAATGACGTTAGCTCTTGGACTGTTAGTTGTGATGGGTTTATAGCTTTAAGTGGTTACTCATATCTTGCTTTAATGCAGAAACAATTAGATAGAGCTTCTATAGATGTTAGATTTTCTATAGACAATGACAATGCAGATGCTAGTGATACTTATGGTTATTCAATAGTAAGTGGAACGGCTAATATTACATCAATTAGTTTAAGTGCACCTGTAGAAGGGGCATCAACTTACTCTTTATCTTTGCAAGGGACTGGTGCTTATGCAATATCAGGAACTCAAGTAATTAACGGAGGCTCAACAATATCAACTTCAAGCGTGGGTAGTTATTCTTATACAGCAGCAGGTGGTGAAACAACAGTAACATTCGTAGCTGCAATCGGATCTACTCTTATGTCAGTAACTAGAGGTGGTGTGGAGGTAAGAACAATTAATACAAGTGGTGCACCAACAGGTGAGGATGTGACATATAATACTGCTTCAGGAGTTATTACCTTTGCAACAGCAAGGGCTCTTGAATCAGATGAGTTTATAAGGGCTATTTTCGCATAATAAATTAACTTAATATAGATGAGCAGTCAAATACAAATAACAGGGGAAACTAAGGTAAAAAGTCTTACAGGTGTTTTAGT